CCCCGAAGCAGGTGTAGAGGGAGAAGATGGTGATGGATGGTCCGACTTTGAGCAGTATCAGACAGGCGATAATGAATATGACCTTACCGGCGTGAATGACCCGGGTACAGTCCTTAAGGCATACAAACTCCTGAAAGATGATGACCAAGTTGTTGTCAAGAAGGAGGGGAATATGATTAACATTCAGGACAACGAGACGGGTAGCGAGTACATTGTTGACCTCGGAGAAGATGACACAGAGGCCGCAGAAGGTGAGGAACCAATGGGTGACATTAATGAAGGCTTTGAATTTGAAGGTGATGATGAATGGAATTTTGATGATGAAGAAGGTGACCATTCATTTGGACCTTACGACTCACAAAGAGACATTGATTTCGACAATTCACTTCCAGACGATGAGGATGACCTTCAGGAAGTAGACCATGACCCTGAATTGGATGACATGGGTAATAGTTTGGGTGATAATTTTGACCCCATTAAAGATGGTCCTGAAGCAAGCCTCGAAGAACCTGCTGGATTTAATGACCAGGAAGACGAAGAATTTAATAACAGATTTGAAGGAAAAAAATCAAGAAAAACAATGAAAGAAAGCAAAAGAACAAAGAAAGGTGAAATGCTTTTTGAAATAGACCTTGGTTACACCGACAACTATCAGAGTAAAGACCCGATTCAGGGCTTATCAAACAGTGAGCCTTCAAAATCTGGCAAATCTTGGGAAAAGGGTGTACCTACCGGAACTGAGAAACCTTGGGCCGGCGAAACTAAATCAAAAGGTGACCCGTTTAAGAAAACACAGAAAGTACAAGGAAGCGTAAATGAAGAAGACCTTGAACCAGACATTGATTCAAACGCTAATGCAGTTGAAGAACCTATGGACGAAGGTATGAATGTTGGTGGCAAAGTACAGCAGAGAAGTTCAAGCAAGTCAAAAGTACATCAAGTAGACGATGAGCACTTCCCTGACAATATCCGTCACTATACAAAAGGTACTGACTACAAGGAACGCAAACACATGGAAGAATCTCTTAACAAAATCAAGAAAGAGAATAAGATGCTGAAAGAGGCCGTCAAGGAACTCAGGAAGAATCTTAATGAGGCTTACATCACAAATGTAAATCTTGGTAAAATCACGAAACTCTTCCTTGAAAATGCTGTTTCCCAAGAGGAGAAAGTTAACATAATCAATCGCTTCGTAAATGAGGCAAAAACGGTTGACCAATCTAAACAACTTTTTGAATCAATCAGCAAAGACCTTCAGAAAGTTGCAAAGGCAAACCTTACAGAAAGCAGAATGACAGCAGAAGGTTCGAAGAAATTGAATGAGAACACTATTTATAAATCACAGGACCTTCTCAACACTCTCGACTTTATGAAGAGAATGGAGAATCTGTAAAAAACAAACAAAGCAAAAAAATAACAAAGAATCTAATAGAAAACAATTATTATGAGAGAATTTTTAACAAGCGGACAAGTTGGTTCAATCGAACTTAACGAGCAGAAAAGAATCCGCAAAGAGATTAACGAGCGTTGGGACCGCCTCGGCATGACCGAAGGTCTTAAGGGCGTTATCAAAGAGAATATCGCTACCCTCTTCGAGAATGAGGCAAAAGCTCTTCTTTCAGAGGCTACTGACGCAAACAACAGCGGTTCATTCGAAACCGTAGTATTCCCTATCATTCGCCGTGTCTTCAGCAAACTCCTTGCAAACGACATCGTGAGTGTTCAGGCTATGAACCTTCCTATCGGTAAGTTGTTCTTCCTTCTTCCTGTTACCAGCGAACGCAAGTGGGAACACGCTGACGGTAGTGCATTCGAAGAAGGTGACGACATCGAAGATGTTCACGGTTCACACAATGGTCTTATGGGCTATAAGAGAACTGACCGTCGTGATGGAAGCAAATACAATCGTTTCTATCTTCCTGACGAAGCAGTCTCCGACCAGGGCCGCGAAGACAGACCTTACCGCGCATATCAGATTGTAAACGCTGCAACTGGTGAAGTTGTTGAAGGTCCTCAGACCTACAATGGCAACTATGACGAAGCATGGGAAAACGCAAGACAGATGAACGAGGACACCGCTAACACAGCAGGAACAAAGTATATCGTTGAGATGGTTTCTCCTGAGGTTGTTCGTTACCACAAGAAGACTCTTTACGACCTCTTCTACAATGACTTCCTCTTCGATAACTCAAAGGGTAAGATTCACATCAAAGTCGGTGAGGCAACTCCTGTTGCTTTCAAATATGGCGACCTTGTAGAAATCGACCCTCAGGAAGACGGTGCTATCAAACTTTACGCTGACGGTACTGTTCGTAACCTTATCCTCAAAGTGAAAGGTTTCTCATCATTCAACGCAGGCAAACTCACAGGTCCTGACGGCAACGAAATGGATACCGAGGCTTTCCTTGCATCTCTTAAGGTTATCCTCAAGAAAGGTGCTAAGATTGATTCAGTCTCCGGAACAACTTGCTTCGAAGAATATGAATCCAGTCCTTTCCGCGTGGTTACACAGAAATATGGTAAGGGTATGGTAGAGTATGCAGGTACTTGCGATGCAGAAGGTTGCATTTACCTCGACCTCGACCTTGCAAAACCTGCTAAGACACAGGGTGCTACACTCGATGGTTACATTGGTGTTGATTGCGATACTCTCAAAGAGAATATCGAGAACTTCCAGGTAGCATGGTGCCAGTATGACAGCC